TTTCTTTCAAACGTTGGCTATTGATTTCATCGATTTGTTCATCATTGAGGCCCCAAATTTCTCGTTGAACAAATCTTCTGCTGCCCATTCCTTCAGGAAGAGCTCCTCCAATGTCAAATTTAGATTTCCACAATTCCAACTTTTGTTGTTGCGCAATTGTTGAAGGGTTCGAAAGTCTTAATGTGAAGTTTTGTAATTCCTCGCCATCATATCCGTTTGAGTACAAATGGATGATTGCTAGTTTGTTAAGTTCTGAAATAAGGGTTTTTTGAATTACGCTTATCGTTCTTGAAAAGCGAATGTCTTCTTGCGCTAGAGTCGCTTTAGAAGACAACATTTCATCATATCCAAGATACGCTCTTGGAACTTTCAACGCTGCAAACAACTTCTTTTGCATGTACTGTACATCTTCAACTGTTGCAGCATTTTGACCGCCTGAAAGAGTGTCAATCTTCGTTCCAGATTCTCCTCCACGAACTGCGATAAAATAATCATCTTCAACGCTTAGAGGAGAATATCTCAAGTCAACTCTACCAGTATTTCTATCAACTACTTGATTGGTGCGAAGGTTCTTTCGCTGTTCTTCAACATACATTGGTACGTTTTCTGGAGGAATATTCGCGACGTCAATATAAAACACACGGCGCTCAGGTGCTCTAACTATGCGATAGACAAGCATGGCGTCTTCAAGAAGAATTAATTGTCTCCAAATTCTTCTTGCTGGTTCAATTAATGATGAACCATAAGGAAGAAACATGTCATTACCTAGCAATCTAAAATGAGTAACTTCCCAATTTTCTAACGTTTTATTCCCTAAAGTTGACCACCTATACCTTACAGCGAAAGGATCTTCACGATCATAGTTTTCTTCTCGCTCTATTTCGTTAACTGGTATTGGGAACGCATGCATAACGCCTTGCGTAGGAGAAACGTCATTATAAAGAAAAAAATCTCCATACTTAACTAAGTTTCTAGCCCAAGATCTTAAATTAAATTCTACATTTAGAACGTTATAAAATAGATCTTCTAGAATATCTTTTATTTTTTCGTCATCAGAATAGATGTGAAGAACTCTACCTTTATCATCTTGTGCGACGGTTTCGTCAGCATAGATGTCCATTGCTGCTGCAATTTCGGCAGTGTTATGAGATATCACTGAATCTGTTGCAAAATTTTTATAACCGTCAACCGTCAGGTCGTATAGAGGAATGATTTCACCTGGCTCTATAGAAACAACTTTCATGTTTTCATAAGAACTTGAAAAATCAGTATAGTTTTTGTATCCAGCTTGCTTTATTCTCTTGTCTAATATTGTTATTGTAGTAGAAACTTCTTCTGCTAACTTCGCCTTTGACATGCCTTTAGAGAATTTTGAGCATATCAAATCAAAAGTTACCCCGTGCTCATAACGAGGATTTTTTTCGCCTCTGTTATCCCAAACATGGTTTCTCCAATCTGGATTATAGGCCTTCGCAAACGTCTCAAAGTTTTGATAACCATGTTTGCGCAATCTTCTTTTAATTACGTTGGGATCTGTACCAAAAACTTCACACACCCTGTAAAGATTAAAGTCGACACTTTCACTTATTTCAAGTATCCTACCGAAAGTTATGTCTTTTCTTTCCGCAGGATTGTTCTCAGTCATAAACCTTGAATGATTGACCTTAAACTGCTCAATCCACTCTGAATTTTGCTCTGACCATTTCACTCCGTTGATAATCTTTGAGTGAAGATTTCGATGTTCTAGATCAGTCATAACCCGAAGGTTCTCTAATCGATTATCATTTTTTTTAAAGTTAACGTGGCGCACTACTTCGTTTTCTTCAAGCGAGGATCCTTTTAACATTTCACCAAGGATTCGGTGTTCTGCAACCCACCCGTTCATCTTGGACCTACGGTCCATTGAGTAGATCCAACGATATCCTTCACCTTCTTCTTTACACCCATTGAACAAGTCCCTTCTGTAAAAGGGCATCATCGCGGTGCCTGGTTTAAGGTTTTCAATCATACAATACGTTCCGTCTCGTTTCATGAGACGATGATTTGAAGATCCAATGATTTTTTGACCGTTATCAAAAGTAACAACGTATGATTGATCAACCATCGTTTGCCTAGCCTGCTTTGCCAAAGCAGGAACGATTCTTCCTAAATTGTGATCATAAGAATAAACCACAAATTTATAGTCAGGGTTCTTAGAACATTCTTCTGAAAGTTCTTTAATTGTTCTATACCCACCAGGAACAGCTATTAACGTATCTCCATGTAGACAGTATTCCATTTCTTGAAAATCTTGATATCTCATCAAGCGTTCTGAAAGATTATAGGAATTAGCTGTTATTACTGAGTATGTAGGAGATGTTGACCTCTGGAAAAGAAGGGCACCTGATGATTTAACCTTATCCGCAACGGCAATAGTAGTGTCAATAGATTTTACTTTTCTTTTTACGACAGGACCACTTTTAAATAAGCGACTTAATCTTTGAAATAAATTTTTGTTTTCTTTAGACACTTTTTGCCTTCAATTTTTAGTATTATAAAACTTAAATTATTGTTTGATTAAAAAAATCAACCTTTAGAAGGCTTCATTACAACTTTTTGTGGCATTGGTCTGTCTTCTTGCTTCATGTTAGAAACATAATTCATGGGATTTTGCATCATAGTTTCAAGCATGTTTTTTACTTGTGTTAAATGAGGAGACAACGCGTCGATTGCAGCAGGGGGTGCGCAACTTTCAAATTCATTAACTTCTTCATAAAGATCTGTAACACATTTAAACAAATCTCTAGCTTCTTGAGAATTTAATCCTTCGTAAATAAGCTTTGCATCTTCATTCAAAGACTTCTGTAACTTTGTTTTATTAAATGCCATATTCAAACTCCTAGAATGTCTATATGTATACTCTTATTTATACAACCACGTTAAATCGTCCATACCATGGTTGCCTTTTGGGTTTAAATGTTTTACTTGCGACGCTTCTCTAAGCTTATAAACATTTGCTTGATTAATTTGATTTTGACCTTTTGCATTTGAACCTAATGCATAGGTAGGATTATTTGGTATAGCTCTTGCGTCGATGCTGCTAACTCCTGTAGCCTTTAACATCGCCATGGCCATCGCATACCCAGCATCATTATTACCAGTCCCACCTTCAGTTAACCATGTTCCTATAGCCAAGCTCATGATTAAATCATCATGACTGTCTTTTGAAGCCATAGGCTTGTTACCATTCCATATAAAGGCCTGCAATTGATCATAAAGCCTTTGTGAATGACTCTTTAAAGTCTTATTACGAATTAATTCTTCTAATTTCGTAAGAATTTGTACCCTAGATTTTTGATTTGTTTGAAACCCTGGTAGTTCATCTTGCGTAACTGGAGAATAACTGAATGGATCTCCTCTATGTCCTGAGTAATAAAGCCTTTGATACCCTGTGTCTCTTAATTTTACGTTAACAAAGTATCCAAACGTATTGTTTTCAGGACATATCAACGCATTGTTATATTTTTTTCCCCACTCTGAAAGCAGGTCAGCAAATTTTTCTGGAGGTATCTTTCCCATGTATTCAGCAACAACTTCACAAGTTTTTTGGTTCACTACATGAAATGCAGAATAATCAGACGCATCGCCTCTTGCAACGTCTGCGGAAATTACGTAGCTTTTTTCAACTTCAGGTTGTTCCCATATCCATATGTTTCTATCAAATCCAGCTTTTTCTATAGGAGGCCTAATCATTGATCGAAGATCTTCTAGATCTTCTGATTGTAAAAATGTATCCCCTGAAGATATAAAGTCGCACAAATATTCTTGACTAACTTTTCGTTTCGGAAGGTTTCTTGTTTCTTTGACGAACCATTCTTCATCATGTTCAGGATGAACTGTCCATGGAAGCCTAATGGGATTAAACTCATTTGTTCCAGCCTCTGCTTCTACCCACAGCCTATAGTATAAACCTCCTACACCGTTTGGAGAAGAAATTAAAATAGCATTACCACCTGTCGTTAAGGTAGGATAAAGACCGGTCCATATTGTATCAAAATCACGAATAAATGCACACTCATCAACAATCAACAAAGATAAAGACTCAGAACGACCTGCGTCTTCTGACGTTGGAACTGCTTTTACTATGGATCCATTGCTAAAAGAAATTTGTTGCTTTGAAGGTTCAAATTTTGGCATTAGCAACCACTTTGGAAGCGATTGAAGCATTACGTAAACTTTTCTAATAAAGTTTTGCGCGGTTGCTAATTTAGTAGCAATAACAAGAATATTTTTATCTTTATAAAAGATCGCCATCCATGTTGCATATGCAGCAGAAACAGTCGATAATCCTAACTGCCTAGACTTTAAAACAATGTTAAAACGGTTGTCTTGAAAAACTTGAAGACATTCTTCCTGAAATGGATACAAGTCAAAAGGTATTGTTCCTTTTAACGGATGTTGGATTTTTGCATACTTTCTTATAAAGTATGCAGGATCTTTTCCGCAACGTACAATTTCATTAACCTGTTGTTGCTTTGTTAGCGGCTTGTCTTGCATTTCAGCCTACTTCAAACATGACATTTTTTCTATAAATTGCTGTTTTCTTTGGATTATGAACTGCCATTCCAATAATTTCTACAGAATCTCCAGAACTAACTTCTTTCAATTTTAAAGTTTTGGAAGTTAAATCTTTATAACTGTTTTTTACCGCATCAAGAACTGTTTTGATATTGCTTGAAGACAACTCTTGTTCCTTCATTTTTACCTGAAGCATTTGTCTCTCTGAAGCAAAATTGACAATAGTTTGATATGAAACTCTTAACATATCAGGTCCAATCAATGACATCTTTACTGAAAAAGAGTTAACAATAGGAGATGAGGATCTACCCCATGTTGTGTCTATAGCTTGACCTAAAGCGGTATAATCTAAGTCTGACATATAATATCTCTACCAATTAAATATTGAGACAAATCAAATGTGTACACCAACAGATATCTTTTTTCTTTCTGGAAACTTTTTTAACACATCTTTTTCATCTGGTCTCCATCCATTTCTCCAAGCAGTTAGATTAGGTCTTGCCCAATGAGTTTCGCAACTTTCACAACAACTAAATTGTCTATACGATTTTTCATCATCTGAGGATCTCATTAAATAGCTACATACTGGACATGATATAGGAACATAATCTCTATCTTCTGATGGCTTTATAACATAAAATCCATCGCAATTTTTTATAACTCTATCGTTAAGATACGGTTTCCATTCGCTCATACGTAAACAACCCTTGAATCTTTTTCGTTTTTTGTTATCTCTAAAACGTAATCTGCAATATCTTTTATACCATCAACATGAGTTATAACCAAAATTAATCTAAAATATTTCTTGAGGCTTGCTAAGAGACGATTACATGATTCTACTCCAGCATCATCTAGCGTTCCAAACCCTTCATCAATTACAAACATGTCTGATTTTGACATAGAAGAAATATTAATAAGAGCAACTCTCAGAGCAATAGAAGCAATCGTTTTCTCCATTCCGCTGCACAATTCAATGATTCTTCTAGAATCTCCGTAGTTAATATAAATTTCAGAAGCGTCAGAATCATCATCATTTTCTAATTCTACTGAAAAATCGACAATTC